ACATTAGAAGTTTACTGTGATCAAGGGGATACAACTCCCACAGCATCTTGGAATGGTAATTCTGTAAATCCTGGTGGCGGTGCTTGGGTCACAGTATTTACTGGATCGGGCACAATCAATGCTACCTACCCACTCGTTATAAACACACAAGGGTCAACCCAGTATGCAACGCTTAAGAGTGTCAGATTAGACGGCAAGCTCCTCGTAGACCAATCCGTTACACCACCTGGCGAAACACAAGTCACCGGTGAACCACTCGTAGCATCAGCTAATGATGTGGACTACCTAGACGGCAACACCTTAGGTGTATCTGGTGTATCTGGTACTTGGTTCCCTGGTCTTAATGCACAAGGTGCTGAGGTTACATCCTATGCCCCTTCACCAGAGTCTATTGTCTTTACCTCTATGAATGGTGGTACTACACCTTTCACTAGCACTGACGCCTCTCTAACTAGCCGTACATGGACATTAGAGAAGGGTAACTCTTCTACTGGTCCTTGGACTGAAGTTGGTACTTACCTAGACTTTGCAGCTAATGATAGTCAAGATGGTGCTACACCGTGGGCTAACCCTGCTTTAGAACCTAATAAGTTCTATCAAGTTAAGGTTAAGTATGATTCTAATAATGCTGACTCAGTTGAATCTACATTCAATACATTTAAAACAGGAGATGCATGAGCTTTTACCAACGATTTTCACCTGAAGTCATCTCCGATGAAGAGATGATTGCTAGGTACGGTACAAATAAACCTATCCCACAACTCAACATTGTTGATACTGAGGTAGCAAAAAGAATTGTACAGGCTGAACTAAAACTACTAACTGAATAATGGCATTTCAATATCCCGCTAATCCCTCTGATGGTGACATCATCGTCAGGGGTGATATTTTAGCGAAGTACACAAAATCAAATAACACATGGCAAGTCAGTCAGCTTGATACAACCTTTGGTATTGAGGGTCCCACTGGGGCCCGTGGTCCTAAAGGTGACAAAGGTGATGACGCACAACTGAATATTGGTGGCATTGTTCCTACAGCCGAAGATCTACCGGTACCTGGGTTCCTTAATCAGATCTGGATCACTGAAGATACAGGTCATGGTTGGATCTGGAATGCAACATCTTGGGTTGATATTGGTTCCGTATTGATGGGTCCTCAGGGACCTGCAGGTGAAGATGGTATTCAAGGTCCTGTTGGTCCTCAAGGTGGTCGTGGTCCTCAAGGTGAGCAAGGTCCTCCAGGACAAGATGGTGATGAAGGTCCTCCAGGTAGCCAAGTAGTAGCTACTAGAGAAACCTTAGGTTCCGTCAAGATTGGTCGTGGTCTTGCTATCTGGCCTGATGGTTCCGTTCATGCACAACAACAAGATGTAATCATTGAGACTGCACCTATTCCTATTGATGATAACGGTCAGTCTCGTGCATCTATGTATGAGCCTATCTATGTCACCTTAGGTACTCCTCAAGATGAATACTTTCAAGCTGGATCTAAACGTCTACCTTGGTCAACTGATACTGAATACATTCAAATGCCAGTGGAGGCTAATGCTGCATTGGTGTGGGTATTCTATTACTCTAATATGACTATTAACCCTGCTGTACCACATTCAGTAGGTAATATTAGTCCTCTTAGGGCTTATCTAAATAATAACATTGAACTTGCAGGTGCTACCTGGGATTCTGGTGTACAAGAAACTGTTATGGGTAGTGCTATTACTCATAACCTTACTGTACCTATGAATGCAGATATCTTTGCTAATAGGTTCTCAAACCTTACTACAACTAAATTTAACCAGATCTCTTTTGAGACCGGTGGTTCTATTGTTAGTTTTAACTATACCTGTAATCTAATTAAAGCAGCTTGGGTCAGACTGACTGGTGGTTTTGCACGGATGATTGTCATGCCGTACATTAACCGTGAAGGTCAGAATGCTTTATATCCTGAGGATGATTATGAACTGCCTACAGATCCACTAGCACGTGGAGTAGCTAAGATTCAAGGTCATTCATTTGGTAAACCTGGTAAGGAATGGTTCGACTTCCAACGTATTGAAGGCAAAGTAGATGGTTTCTATAACGACCTCTTACGTGCTGATCCTGATGGTGAGCTTCCTATTGGTGGTTCTCCTGCTGATGAGCAGAAGGATGATGCTGCTGAACTTAAGAAGATGATCAATGATGCACTTAACCTCTGTGATCAATTGAGTGTCTACTATAAAGAGAATGATACTCAAGTCTATGACATCATTCAAGGTTATCGTACTCAACTACTAGAACTCAGAAATGAGCCTGGACCTTCCTCTGTAGTCTTTGATGCACTTAAGACCATTACTGATAATCTTAATGGCGTTGCTGATTATAACTTCAGATTTGAGGTTGATGTATGAATAAAGAAAAGAAACAAGTAGTAAGAAACTTCCCATTCCCTACTTCACCTGAAGATGGTGTTGTGGTATTTCACCAGGATATGGTTTGTCAATACTACGCTTCCTCTAATACCTGGGCATGTTCCAGAGTAACTAATGCACAATGAAAAAAAAAGCCACTGAAGACAACTTCAATGAGCTGCATAACTTAGTAACTAAAGAGTTCCTCTCTCGTATCAAGACGGGAGAGGCTACTACTCAAGATCTTAAAGCAGCTTGCGATTGGCTGAAAACCAATGACATTAGTGGCGTTGCTTATGACGGTAACCCACTAGACAAACTATCAAAACTAATGCCGACTGTTGATCCCGAACTAGTACAAACTCGACTCTATGGCAACAAAAACATCTGAGTATTACAAAAAGAACCCTAAAGCTGCAGCTCGACGAGTGAAGCAACAGGCGAAATACAACAAGACCAAAAAGGGTAAGAAATTAATTAGCGGTGCACAAAGTCTTAGAAATAAACTGAAGTGCAAGAAAGGAGAAGATGCTTCACATACTGGACCTAAGTCTGGTAAATGCGAGAAGGCATCAAAGAACCGAACACGCCCTAGAAAGGGTAAAAAATACGCTAAGAAATGACCCCATTACTTCCCTCACCTGATTACTACCTTAACAACTTAATAGCTATGACATCTTCAGAAGCCAAGCGTCTTTGGAGACGCTCTATTAAGGAACATTTTAACTCTACTTGTGTTTATTGCGGACAAACTTATGACAGCAACGTACTTACTCTCGATCATGTACACCCTCGCTCTAGAGGTGGACAGGATATTACTTCGAATGTTGTCTGTGCCTGCAGAACATGTAATCAGGCTAAAGGGAGTCGCAACTGGCTCCAATGGATGCGTTCTACTTTTGGAACCTGTCCACTAAGGGAGAAGTTAATCCTATCTCACATTCAATAACTACCTGACCCGAAAGGGTCTTTTTTAATGCTCAATGAAAGAGGAACTAGACTTACAAAAAAGACTACAAGCTAAAATACAGTCTTACGCAGATACAGAACATTTCAGCAACAGTAAAACTGGTAAAGTTAAACTAAGAAGAACTCTTGATCTACTGATGGGTACTAACCCAGAAGTAATGACAGGATTAGGGATTACTGGTATTCCCAATGACCCTTTATCTGCTATGAACTCGGTCCGTAATAAGGACCTAAGTATAGTTAAGGATACAGAAATCTTTGATCTTACTGGTAAAGGTAAACTTACTGGACACCATGGTACTCCTGCCTCCCTGCTAAGAGCATTGGAAGCTATGGATACAGATAATAGAGAGTATGTATTCAAATACTTAAAAGATATAGATGTCAAACATGGTATGGACCCTGAAGGTATCCTTGCACTAGAAGGTAAGAGAGTTCACGGTAAAATTGCACATGGTGGTGACTGGACTGGTAAAAGAACTGGTGCATACCTTAAGCCTATACCAGGTGAAAAGGGTCCTGACTTTATTAAGCGATTTGAGAAAGCTTATAACATTCAGATGGACATGAATGAAAAGGCTGTCTTAGATCCTTTAACTAAAGATTGGCAAGGTGCTATGCGTGGTGCCGCTGATGGTTTAGATGTACCAGAACTAGACCTTAACTCCACTACTACACCAGCAAGTCAAAGACAATCAGCCACTAAGATCCTTAAACCTTCTGCCAATCAAGTTCGAGAGATTGTACATTCTAATCCTGGTAATCCAGAAGAGATTAGAAAACAAACTGCTCGTATTGTTAGGGATACACCTAGGACTAGACAACAAAATACACGCCTTAGTCAACTAAAGGCTGGTAGTACCCCAAGTCCTAGAGACCTACCACCTGGTACTAGATTTGGTCGTAGAGGTATTGGTCAAGCTTTAAAAGTACCTGTACTTGGTGGTCTAATAGCTGGTGGTGCAACACTACTATCAGGTGGTGGTGCAGAAGCTGCTGTAGGTGATTTCCTTGAAGCAGAGAACCCATTAAGTGGTGGTGCATTAGGTGATGGAACAGTCACCGGTTATCAACAAAAACGTAATAACAATCCTATCCACTACGGTAAAAATGGTCCTAATGTTCCACGTCCTGGTCAAAGAGAACGTGCAGAACAACTAAGAATTAACCCTTCATCTGAGATGGGTATAGAAACTATCGGACGTTTAGTTACTGATGGATGGAATAACTTAAAACAACTAATGTCCTCTCAGTGACACCTAGGAGGGTCTCTAATGATCCTCTATCCACCTCTAAGTATATATTAACCTATGAACACTTTAGACCTCCTTAAAGACGATTTTAAACTATTTCTTCAAGCGATGTGGGGACAGTTGGACCTTCCATCTCCTACTCGTGCTCAGTATGCTATTGCTGATTACTTACAACACGGACCAAAACGATTACAAATCCAAGCATTCCGCGGAGTCGGTAAGTCGTGGATTACAGGGGCCTTTGTCCTTTGGCAACTCTTCAGAGACCCAGAAAAGAAGATCATGATTATCTCAGCCTCTAAAGAGAGAGCTGACAACATGTCTATCTTCCTTCAGAAGCTAATCATTGAGACACCCTGGCTGAATCACTTACAACCTAAAGAAGACAACAGTCGGTGGTCTCGTATCTCCTTTGACGTTAACTGTAACCCTCACCAAGCACCCTCTGTTAAGTCAGTCGGTATCACTGGACAGCTAACTGGTTCTCGTGCTGACCTGATGATCCTAGATGACATTGAGGTTCCTGGTAACAGTATGACAGAACTCA